AAGGATATAGATTTAGCTAGGCGAGAGGGTAGACTTGAACCTTAACTAGGAGGAATAAGTTATGGCTTTTTCCAGTGCTGGTGGGTACGCTAGTCTTCCAAACGGAAACTGGGTACCTGCTATCTATAGCCAAAAAGTTCTTAAATTCTTCCGCACGGCCTCGGTTGTTGAAGATATTACAAACACCGACTATGCAGGAGAAATTGAAAACTTTGGCGACACGGTTAAAATCATCAAAGAGCCTACCATTACTGTCTCCTCGTACACTCGCGGTTCAGTTCTAAGTCCCCAGGACTTGCAAGATGACCAGCTAACTCTGGTAGTTGACCAGGGCAATGCTTTTGCTTTCAAAGTCGATGACATTGAAGAGCGGCAGAGCCATGTTAATTGGGAATCTCTTGCTACTAGTTCTGGTGCTTATGCACTGAAGAACGAGTTCGATACTAACGTCATTGCTGCTATGGTTTCCGGTGCGGGAACTACAGTTGGTTCTGACGGTTCGGGACAGGATGTTGGTTTTGCTGCAAGTGAAGTTGACCCTGTGAATATCCTAGCTAATCATGCTAGGCGTTTAAACTCAAATGATGTACCAGAGGAAAATCGCTGGTTTCTAGCTCCACCGCAATTCTGGGAGCAAGCTGGACAAACTTCCAGTAAGCTCATGGATTCGTCTGTGACTGGGGATAGCGTTTCACCTTTGCGTAACGGCAAAATCCATGCGGGTAAAATCCAGGGATTTTCATGCTACATGACTAATAACTTTGCCGATTCTTCGACAAGTAACTACTACAAGGTCTTGTCAGGCCATATGTCTGCAGTTTCTACTGCTTCGCATATTGCTAAGACTGAAGTAGTTCGCGATCCTGATTCCTTTGCGGATATCGTTCGTGGATTGCATGTCTTTGGGCGTAAAGTTATTCGGTCTAAGGCGTTGCTCGTTGAACACATCCTAATTGATTAAGGGAGGAATTAAAAATGGCTACTTATGATCATACAACCGGTCAAGGTACTGCTGGACATCCCTCTCGTAAAAGGGGTGTTTACGTCCTTGAAAAGACTGTCGATATCGCTGCTGTTTGCACGGCTGGCGGTGTCAGTGCGTTAACTGCTGATGATATCATTCAAGTGATTGATATTCCGGCTGAAGTCTATATTATCCATGCTGGTGCAGAGGTTATTACCGCTCTTAATGGTACTAGCCCTGTTCTTGACATTGACTTTGCTGCAGGTGATGACTTTGTAGATGGGCATGATGCTTCTTCTACTGGTTACGCTGCTGCAGGTTCTAATGGTCATGTGGATTATACGGCTGTTACTACTTTTTCCAATCGTGTTACTGCTACAGATACGCTTGATGTTAAAGTAGGTGCAGGTGCGAATGACGTTTCAACTGGTAAAATTCGAGTATATGTAATTCTTGCAGATATTTCGGGTGTAGATGAAACTGATCCGCTTCAAGCAGTAACATTCTAAACTAACTGGATTGGGGAGGGACTAGTTCTCTCCCCATTCCTTAACTTTAACCAAGGAGATGTACTAATGGTTTCTATGACAACTGACCTAAACAATAGGTTTTTGCAGGTGCCACAGTATGCAAGCAGTTATGATTTTACTGCTGGAAATGCCCCGTTGATAACTGTTTCTGGTCTTCGTAGGACTGTAGAAGCTATTACAGATTCTACCAAGACTTTAGTTGCGGCTGATTCGGGTAAAATTTTCACTTTAGATCGTGCAGCAGGTATTACTATTACTTTACCTGCTGCTGCTGCAGGATATTTCTTTGACTTTATCGTAACAACTACTTTCACTGGAACTTGGCAGATCGATGCAGCTTCAAGTGATGATACTTTACAAGGTGGTTGTTGGATTGTAGACAAAGATAATGTAGATAGCCATGTAGCTGTTAACGCAGGTGCTACAATTGGCTGGTCTACTCCTGCTGCTGCTGATCACCAATTCGTTGCAAGTGGAGACACTCTAGGACGTTTTATAGGTAGTCGCTTGACTTATTTAGCTGCAAGCGATTCCAAGTGGCTCGTCGATGGTGTTATTTTTGGTGATGGCACTTTAGCACTTCCGTTTACCTAAAATATAACTTAATTATTCAGTACTTGCTGTAACAGGAGTACTGTATAGATCTACAGGAGATTAATATGAATGATTTATCAAAAATGTTCATTGGTTTTGATCGTATGTTCGACCAAATGTTTATGAATGTAAATAAAACAACCTATCCACCTTATAATGTGGAAAAAATAGAAGATAATGAATATAAATTATCAATGGCTGTTGCAGGATTTTCATCTGAAGACTTGACAGTTACTATAGAAAAGAATACACTTAGTATATGTGCTACCAAACAAGAAAAGAGTAATTGTGATTATACATGGAAGGGTATTGCTAATAGAAGTTTTCGTAAAGACTTTTGTCTAGCATCTAACATGGAAGTTAAAAACGCCAAATTGAAAGATGGGCTACTTGAGATAGACTTAGAAAAAGTTATTCCAAAAGAAGACAAAGAGAAAATAATTACAATTTCAAAGGGGTGAATAATGAAAATACTTTCTGCTGTTCTATTATCTATAGCTATTACGGTAGCTTCAACTGCAGCATTTGCCAATCCTAAAAAAAGTGGGGTTGTTCCTGAACAAGAACACCTTGAAATGTTGTACCCTACTGTTCTTGTAAGGTTAGGTAACGGGTCAGGGTCTGGGACGGTTATCTATTCTGAACAAAATGAAGAGCTTGATTATGAAAGTTATGTTCTAACCAATTGGCATGTAGTTCAAAACTATGTACAATTGAACAAAGTTTGGAACTCTGAGAAAAAAGAACACATAGAGGTAGAGAATAGACGGCCTGTAAACATTGATTTGTGGGAATACAATAATTTTAGTATAGCGGTAGGAACTATTGGTAGGATTGCTAATATTGTAGCTTACGATAAAAGTAGGGATTTGGCTTTGCTACAGGTAGAAGATACAGAACGCCAGATGCCTCATGTAGCTAAAATATATCCAGAAGATAAAGATGACGGTCCTTGGATTTTTCAAACAGTCTACGCTGTTGGAGCAGGGTTAGGTAAGCCCCCTTTTCCGACAATGGGATTACTATCTGGTTATGGAAAAGATACACATGGTAATGACCTGTATTTAGCAAGTGCACCTATAATTTTCGGAAACTCAGGAGGTGCTTTATATGTGTATAGTCCTCGTAGGGAATATGAATTAATTGGTGTTCCTAGTATGGTATCTGCTTATGGTTGGGGAAATGTAATTACACACATGGCTTGGTCCAGGCCGATATCGGAAATTCGTATTTTTCTAAGGGATGCTGGTTATGGCGTAAAAATCTTGGGGGATGAACCGGAGGAAGAAGAAGTCGAAACTAATGACTAGTGATTTACAAAGACCTGTAAGGTTAGTAAATGCAGCGGTTGATTTAACCACAACAACTCTAACTACTATTTATACAGTACCTGCTAAAACTGTAGCTATAGTTCGTGAAATATTCATAGCAAACTACGATTCTAGTGCTAGAAATTTAAACTTACAGTGGACAGACACTTCTGCTAGTGCAACTTACAGTCTGATACACGATAAACAAGTAGCTACTGATGATTATCTAAGACTAGATAATTTAAATATATATTTAGATGCAACAGATGTTTTAAAAGCTCAAGCTGCTACTGCTGATGCTTTTTATGTGTCTGTATTTATCGAAGAATTATTTACACCTATTCTGTAAGGAATAACAATGAATTACCTGACTCTATTTAATAATGTAATGCGAGAATTGAACGAGCCTACTATTACAAGTAGTGTAAGTAGTCAGACAGCTTCTTTTCATGTATTTATTGCAGATACAATAAACAAAGCTATCCGCGATATAGATCTACATCAATTAGAATGGCCTTGGAATTATACCTCGGCTGAGTACGCTCTTATACAAGGTAAAGAAACTTATAAGCACCCGGTTAAACTTACTATAAGCGGCGGTTCTGGCACTTTTAGAAAACATGAACGTATAACAGGGGGTACTTCCTCTGCTGTAGGAGTAGTACAAGTTTCTGAAACTAGTTTTATAGTTATAGAACCTATATCTGGTACTTTTGAAGCGGAAACTATCACTGGAGTTCTTTCTGGTGCTACAAGGACAGTAGGGACTGTTGTAAATTCTAGACATATAGAATATGATAATATTATTTTAGAGCCTAGAAATATTCTAGAAGGTGGTGAGTTTTCAGTTACTACAGATTATAGTAGTTATTGGACTTCACGCTCTAGCAATCCGGCAGGTACATCTACCTCTGGTACTCCCGCTTTTAGCAACGAACATAACGGTTCTGTAGTTTTAAACGATGGTACTATCGATGCTCAACTGTACGATACAGATGGTAAAACTGATCTGTCTGAAGGAGAAACCTATCGAGTAAATGTTCGTTTTGTATCGGGTGATACTAGTGCTACTACAACTACATTAAAGGTATTTGCAGGATCTTCTTCAGATAAGGATTCTGATCTTTCAACATCATTTACTACTACTAATTTAGGATGGGGTAAAACTTATACAACTACTTTTACTCCCTCTACACAAACTACATTTTTAACTCTTTCAAATGAAGCTAGTGAAAATGTACATATAGATTTTGTAACTGTAGCTCTAGATCAAGAAGCTAAAAAGCTAAAGTTTTTAACTTGGGATGAGTATAATTCTAATCACAGTGCTTACGATAGCAAACGTGATCCTAACAGATACGCTACTCCATCTACTATAACTAAAAATTTAAATAATGAATTAGTAATTTCTCCAGTACCTAAAACTGGTGGATACAATTTAAAATTTGATTTTTGGGATGAGCCTACAGAATTATCTGCAGATACAAGTACTCCAGATTTACCTGCTAGATATCACGATGTAATAACTTCTAGAGTTAGATATTACGCACATACTTTGCGATCAGATTATCAGGCTGCTGCTTTGTGCTTACAAGAATATGAAGATGGTATTAAAAGACTACGAACAGAGAATATAAATACTAATAATTATATAAGGGCTGTCTAGATGCCACAAACTTCTCTTATACAACCTTTTCCGGTAGCTTGTGAAGGTGGGTTAATTAAAGATACAAGTGTCTTGGCTATGCCCCCTGGCTCTTGTAAAAAGTTAGAAAATTTTGAACCCTCTATAACTGGGGGGTATCGTAGAATAAACGGATTTAGTAAATTTGATTCTAACGAATTATCAGGTTCCGGGGCTGTTCTTGGAATACAAATTCTAGGTTCTTCTGTTATCGGTGCTAGAGGAGCACATATAGAAAAAAGCACAGGTTCTGGCTGGACAAGCATAATAACAAATAGAACAGATGCTGAAAGATATAATTTTACCAAATATAGATGGGCTAATACAGAAAAAATAGCCGGGGCTGATGGAGATAATCAAGCTTTTATTTACGATGGTAGTACTTATACTTTACTAAGCGGCACTGGAGCACCTGCAGATCCTCATACTGTAGAAGAATTTAGAAATCACTTATTTTTTACAGGAGCCAATTCGGGTAATACAAGTCAGATAGATTTCTGTGCTCCTTATTCTGAAAATGATTTTACTCCTGCGAATGGTGCGGGTACTATAGACGTAGGCGATAAAGTAGTAGGTTTAAAAGCTTTTAGAGATCAGTTATATATCTTCTGTGAAAATTCTATATTTAGACTAGCTGGAACTTCAATTGCAGACTTTCAACTAGCACCAATTTCTAGAAATATTGGTTGTATAAATAGATTTTCAATTCAAGAAATAGCTGGAGATATTGTATTTTTAGCACCTGATGGTATTCGTACTGTTGCTGCTACGGAAAAGATTGGTGATGTAGAACTTGGTACTATATCTAAGGCTGTACAAAGCACTTTAACAGAAGCTACAAGTGCAGATATATCATCTTTAGTAATAAGAGAAAAGACACAATATAGATTATTTTTCCCCGCCGCTGCAGGAACTTCTGAAATAGCTTCTAAAGGTTTAATAGGAGTTTTAAAGAGACAATCATCAGGAGATTTGACTTGGGAATGGTCCGATATAAGAGGTATAAAACCTTACATTTGTACAAGTGATTTTATCGGTGATACTGAATATGTTTTGCATGGTGGTTATAGCGATGGATTTGTGTACAGGCAAGAATCTGGAAACGATTTTAATGGCGAAAAGATACCTGCAACTTTTACCTCACCTGATTTAACTCTTGGTGATCCGGGTATTAGAAAACTTTTAAAAAGAGTCAATTTGAATTATGAAGCAGAAGGATCTATGACTTTTCAACTTGCAACTAAATTTGATTATGAAGATGTTAGTGTAATTCAGCCATCAGCAGTATCTATTAGTGAAGCTGGATTACCTCTATATGGATCTGCTACATATGGAAGTGGAGCTTATGGAGGATTTGGCACACCAATTTTAAGACAATTAATGGTAGGCTCAGGATTTGCAATAGCAGTAAAAATTTCACAGGATAGTTCAACAAATAATCCCTTTATAATAAGAGGATTTGAATTAGATGTAGTACCGGGAGGAAGAAGATAATGGGAGCTACTTACACTAGACAAAGTGACACTACTATTGTAGATGGTGCTACTATTGAAGCGGCACATTTTAATGATGAATTTGATCAACTTGTAACGGCATTTGCAGCAGATACAGGGCATACCCACGATGGTACTAGTGCTGAAGGTGGTGATGTAACCAAGCTTTTGGGTACAGCCATTACTATTGGGGATGGTACTGCTGGTACAGATATTGCAGTTACTTTTGATGGAGAAACGAATGATGGTGTTCTGACTTGGATGGAAGATGAAGATCATTTTAAATTTTCAGATGATGTAGTTATAGATAGTACTAAAAGATTGTATTTAAATGATGAGGGTGGCGAATATATCTATGGTGATGGCACAGACTTATATTTAGTCTCTGGTGCGGATATTAATATTCCTGCAAATATTGGAGTAACTTTTGGTGACGATGGTGAAAAGATAGAAGGTGATGGTACTGATCTAACAATTAGTGGTAATAATATTAATCTTACCGCTACAGCAGATGTTAATATTCCTAGTGGAGTAGGTGTAACTTTTGCTACAACTGAAAAGATAGAATCTGATGGAACAGATTTATCTATTACAGTAGGTAGCGGAGGTGACATTAACATCCCTGCAGATATTGGATTAACTTTTGGTGACGATGGTGAAAAGATAGAAGGGGATGGTACTGATTTAACTATCTCAGCTTCTGCTCTTTTTAATGTAGATGCTGGTACAGATATTGTTTTAGATGCTGGTGGCGGCGATGTTTTCTTCAAAGATGATGGTACTACATTTGGTAGTGCTACTAATACTTCAGGTAATCTGATAATTAAATCTGGTACTACAACCGCTTTAACTTTTAGTGGTGCCAATGTAACTGGTGCAGGTACATATACTGGTGGTGGTACTATGACTACTGGGGGTAATATTGTTATTCCTGATGCGGGTAATATTGGTTCTGCTAGTGATACGGATGCAATAGCAATTAGTTCAGGAGGAGTTGTAACTTTTTCTCAAAACCCAGTATTTCCCGATGGTGGTACAGATATTGCTGATTTAGATATAGATGGTGGTACAGATATTGGTGCAGATTTAACTACTTCTGATTTAATTATCGTAGACGATGGGGCAGGTGGAACTAATAGAAAAGCTGCCTTATCTAGAATTAATACTTTAGTTCAAACTACTGGTGGGTTTCCTTTAACTGCTTTAGATATAGATGGCGGTACAGATATTGGTGAAGCTATTGTAGATACTGACCTGTTTATAATTGATAATGGAGCAGGGGGGACCAATAGAAAAACAGCAGCTTCTAGACTTAAAACATACATTGGTTCAGATTTTTCTGATCCAGCTTCTGCAGATGGAGATTCACTTGGTACAGCATCTTTAGAGTGGAGTGATTTATATCTTGCAGATGGGGGTATTATTTATTTCGGTAATGACCAAGAGATTACACTGACCCATGTAGCTGATACAGGACTTAATTTAAAACACGCTGCATCGGGTGACGATAAATATCCTACATTTACCTTTCAAACTGGTGACATCGATATTGCAGCGGATGATGTTCTTGGTTCTATTAACTTTCAAGCACCAGATGAAACTACTGGAACAGATGCTATATTGGTTGCTGCTGGAATTGAAGCTGTATCAGAAGGAGATTTCAGTTCTTCCAATAATGCTACCAAACTTAGTTTTAAGACAGCGGCGAGTGCTGAAGCTGCTGAGACTGCATCACTAAGTTCTACAGGCGTATTTACAGCAACAAGTTTTAGTGGTTCTGGTGCTGGATTAACAACAGGAACTACGCCAATAGCTACATTGGATATTGATGGCGGTACTGATATAGGTGCTGATATTGTTGATGGAGATTTGTTTGTTATTGATGATGGGGCTGGTGGAGCCAATAGAAAAACAGCAGCATCAAGAATTAAAACTTATGTTGGCGATAGTGGCGCGTGGTCGGTCGTGGCGACAAGCGAGGGGTCAGACGTTAGCGGCATCACCCTCACCGGGATTGATTCAACTTGCGACACATGGGTAGTAATGATTAGCGATCTCAGGGTTGCAACCGATGAGGATGAGGTAGCCATGCGTTTCGGGACATCTGGCGGTATTGAAACAGGCTCCGATTCTTATCGATACTGTCACTTTGGTAGTCATAGTGATGGCACTTCAGGTTCCAACGCTGTTGCGTATCTTTACACCTCCGACGGAACAGAATCCTACATGCAAATCGCCTACCGAGTTGGATCAGACGTTCGGGAGGGAATGGGGGCAATTCTGCACATTCATGTCCCTGCTGATTCAACCATGCGGCCAAATTTCTCAGGAACCCACAGTACTGTCGATGCCGATGAATATACGAGAGCTGGTAGCTGTCATGGGCAATTGAATACAACGTCGAGTTTTGCTTTAGACAGAATTAATATTTATGGGCTAGCGGGTAACATATCTGGTCGAGTTACATTATACAAAGTTGCTCATGCTTAATATAAAGTTGTCCACGAATAGGAGAATATAAATGGCAAATGATTTTCAAATGGTTAACGGTGACCGTATTCAACTTACAGATGAAGAACAAGCGGCAGTGAATGCTGAAAGAAATCATTATAAAACTGTCATAAAGCCAGCCAATCAATTTTCTGATTTGCGAAGACAGAGAAATCAATTGCTATCAGAAACAGATTATTTGTTCGGGTCGGATGTACCCTTGATGTCAGATGAGAAAACTCAGGAGTGGCGCACCTATCGCCAAGCCCTCCGCGATCTTCCAGCAAATACCGCTGATCCTACTAATATAACTTGGCCGGAGGAGCCTGAATAATGTCAACTTTAGAAACAGATTTAGTACAAGCAGCAACCGGCACGAACACGGCACATAAGTTTAAGGGCAAGGGCGACGATATTATCCGTTCCAGTACTGTTGGTAAGGTATCTAGAGGGGATGATGAGACAGGCGAACGTCTTGTAGCGTGTGTTCTATATTCTGGATAAGTATTAAATATTTAAAACAATGGTTATAAAAAATGGCTATAAATTTTAAACCGGATCAGAATTATCAATTAGGGGGCGGTGTTCAAAAACATGAAACAGGGGGTGGACCTCGTTGGCTATTTAATAATCAAGTGTATATGAGTCACGCTGAGGCACAGGCTGCTTTTAATACATTTCAGCAACAGCAAGCAGCCCAACCCCCTGCCCCAGCACCTGCCCCGGCCCCTGCTCCTGCCCCTGGACCTGTACAGCCCCCAGACGTTACACCAGTTGCTATTAACCAAGGAAAATTACCCATTCTTGGAGGAGGCTACAAGCCAGTAGACCAACCAACTACAGTTACTCCTGGTCAAGCTCCTGCAGCACCTGCAGATATTGCTACACAACAATTTCCACCGGAATTTTTAGGTAATATTCTAGCGGGTGGAACTACTACAGATCCTACAACTAATGAAGAAATAGTAACCGATCCTTTTAAATTTCCAGAAAATACTCTAGGACAAGAGCAAGAAGATATCCAAGAAGGTCTAGCAGGAGTTGCTTTTGGAGGTAGAGAACAGCCTGTATTTAACCCTGCTACTAATAAATATACTTGGGAAGGTAATTTATATACACCCAATGAACTAAGGGAACATTTTGGATTTCCTGCAGTTAAGGATTCTTCAGAGCCTGTAGAAACAACGTATGGTTCATTTGCTACACAAGAAGCTTTTGATTATTTTCAGGAGTATCTAGGTAAACAATTTCCACGGGGTACTGAAAAACAACCTGTAAGACAGATTACTCTAGAGGAAAGAAATCAAAGGGTTCTAGACATAATGTCTGGACAAGCTACAAGTCCAGAGCATCCTCCAGGTACAAAAGTAGAACTATCACCTATAGAACTACAGCAAGAAGAACTTCTAGCTTCACAACAAATGGGACAAGCAACTCCTGTTACATCTGATGTTGCCGGTGCTGTTCCAGAGATAGGTGTGCAGGGAGAATTTGAAGCTGCACAAACACAAGCAGCCAAAACAGAAGAAATAGACAGAGCCAGAGCAGCTAGACTTACGAGAGAAAATATTTCTGCAGAAGTTTTTGTACAAGAAGCAGATGTAATAGGAACTGTAAGTGAACAATCTCTAGCACAAGCACAAGCTGATAATCTAGACCCAAAGGCTACAATACAAGGACAGCTAGAAAATCTGTACACTTCTATTACAGATGGACAACCACTACCCCCCTGGGCTTCTGGGCCAGTACGAGCAGCTTCTCAAATCATGCAGCAGAGGGGTTTAGGAGCTAGTTCGATTGCAGGGGCTGCTCTTGTACAAGCCGTACAGGAAAGTGCTATTCCTATCGCTGCTGCGGATGCACAGGCGTATGCTACTATCCAGTTGCAGAATTTAAATAATGCACAACAAACAGCTTTACAAAATGCTTTAACCTATGCACAGATGGATCAAAGAAATCAAGATGCTAGAATGAGATCCGCTATTCAAAATTCTCAAAACTTTTTATCTATTGATGTTCAAAATTTAAATAATGATCAACAAAAAGAAGCTCTAGATTTTAATGTTAGAGCACAGGAAATGTTTTCAAATCAAAGTGCTGAAAATGCTGCTAATCAATTTAATGCACAAAGCAAAAATCAAATAGATCAGTTTTTTGCTAACTTAGGCACGCAGGTATCACAAAGAAATTCAGAATTGCAAGTAGCACAAGAACAATTTAATGTAGATCAAGTAAATACTGTCAGGCAATTCAACCAGAGTATACTAGATAGTAGAGATAAATTCAACGCTAATTTAACAGCGCAGATCAATCAGTCAAATGCTGTGTGGAGAAGGACTATAAATACAGCAAATAATGCTACGCAAAATGAAGCTAATAGAATAAATGCACAGAATTTACTAGGTCTAACCAATACTGCTCAAAACAACCTGTGGCAAGCTTACCGGGATGAAGCACAGTGGTTGATCCAAACATCTGAAAATTCTTTACAAAGATCGCATCAGGCAGCTATTCTTTCACAACAGCAGAATTTTCAAAGTGAACTATACAGGAAATCTGTAAAAGATAATGCATTTTCTGCAATGGGCG